GATATTCAAAACGGCCACAAGGACATCAGCCGAATCTATGTAGCGGGCGCAGATAACCCCGACGCCCTGCGTGGTATGTATTTTGACGGCGTAGTTTTGGACGAAACAGGCCAAATACGCCCGAGCGCGTGGTACAGCGTACTCAGACCGGCACTCAGCGACAGAAAAGGCTGGGCAATCTTTGCCGGAACGCCTGCAGGCAAAAATTTCTTTTGGCAGATACGCGAAGAGGCGCGTCTAAATCCAGACACGCACCTGCTGCTAGAGCTCCCCGCGTCAAAAACAGGAATATTGGACGCCGAAGAACTGCGTGACGCGCAAGCGCAGATGACGCCCGAAGCGTATGCAACGGAATATGAGATCAGTTTTGATGCGGCAATACCTGGCGCGTACTACGCCAAGCTGATTGGGCAGGCGTATGACGAAGGACGGGTTGCAAAACACCCGATTGACGGAGCATTCCCGGTCAATCTCGCCGCAGACTTGGGTTACACGGACTCCTGCAGTTGGTGGGGCTGGCAGGAAACGCCGGATGGCTACCGAATCGTGGATTTCTACGAAGCCGACGGCCAGCCGATTCAGCACTACATCGACTGGATTAAGACGCGCCCGTACAGAGTCGGAACCGTCTTCCTGCCGCACGATGCCAAGGCCAAGAGCCTGCAAACGGGCAAGTCGATCATTGAGCAATTCCTGACCAACGGCATTCGCCCGCAGATCACGACCGAATTGAGCCTGCAAGACGGCATCGAGGCGGCCAGGCTCATCCTGCCGAAGTGCTACTTTGATGAAGACGCGACTTACGAGGGCGTTGAACACTTGCGGGCGTACATGCGCGAGTGGGATGAGAAGACGCAGACGTTCCGCAACAAGCCCAAGCACGATCAACACAGCCACGCCAGTGACGCGTTCAGGTATTTAGCCCTGAGCGTGCGCCCACTGGTGGCAAAACGACAACATGTGGCTAAAATGGCTCCAAACGCGCCAGAGGGAGCGCATTACGCGTTCACGATGGATCAGCTTTGGGACACTGCCGTGCGTCCTAGTCAAAGGATTGGGTAATGGAAGACGTCAACAAGATTGAGCGTGATGACCAGTTTGGCAGCACGCCGCAGGGTTTGGCGCAGCGTTGGGGCACGGAGATTGAGGCTGCTGGCAAGGAGCTTAAGAAGTTCCATGACGATGCCGAGCGGATTCTGAAGCGGTATTTGGACAAGCGTGAGGACTGGGGGCGCGACGAAAGCCGCGTCAACCTGTTCTGGAGCACGATGAAGGTGCTGCTGTCCATGCTGTATGCGCGGCCCCCAAAAGCGGATGTGAGCAGGTCTTTCCAAGACTTTGAGGATGACCAGGCGCGTGTGGCGGGGACCATGCTGCAGCGCATGTTGAACAAGGGCTTTGATGAGGACATCAGCGCTTGGGATACGGCTGTTCGTAACGGCATTGAAGATTGGCTGGTGATTGGTCTGGGCCAGATTTGGATGCGTTACGAGGTCGAGATCGAAGAGGAGGAGGTTCCTGCGGTCTTCGATGAGATGGGCAACGAGATTGCTCCCATGCAAATGGTCGAGAGCATCAAGGAAGAGGATGCGTGCGTTGACTATGTGCATTGGAAGGACTTTTTCTACAGTCCTGCTCGTACATGGACGGAAGTGCGCTGGGTAGCGCGGCGCGTCTACATGACCAAGGACCAGCTAGAGGAGCGCTTTGGCGAAGAGATCGCCAAGGTGGTGCCTCTGCAGAAGCCTGCGTCCAAGACTGACGACAAGCAGCAGCCGCAGCATGACCCGTGGGCTAAGGCTGAGGTGTACGAAATCTGGTGCAAGGAGCACGAAAAGGTCTATTGGTACTCGCCGGGTACTGAGGTCATCTTGGACGTCAAGGATGACCCGCTGGACTTGGAAAACTTCTTCCCGTGTCCGAAGCCCATTGCCGCAAACACCACGACAAGCAACTTTGTCCCGCGTGCGGACTACATCTTTGCGCAGGATCAGTTCAACGAGCTGGATGAAATTAACACCCGTATTACCTGGCTTACGCGTGCGGCCAAGGTGGTGGGCGTGTATGACAAGAGCGCTGATGGTATTCAGCGCATGTTCCAGCAGGCGGCTGAGAACCAGTTGATTCCTGTGGATAACTGGGCGATGTTCGCTGAGTCTGGCGGCATCAAGGGCAAGGTTGACTGGGTGCCGATTGATCAGGTGGTCAACGCCATCAATCAGTTGCGCGTGTATCGCGGCGACAAGACGCAGCAGATTTACGAGGTGCTGGGCATCTCGGACATCATGCGCGGCAGCACCAACGCCAATGAGACGGCAAGCGCCCAGCAGTTGAAGGCGCAGTTTGGGTCCACGCGCATTCAGTTGATGCAGTTCTACATTGCTGAGTGGATCAGCGAGGCTTTGCGTATCAAGGCCGAGATCATCTGCAAGCACTTCCAGCCTGAGACGATCATTGAGCGCTCAAACGTCATGCGCACGCCGGATGCGCCGTTTGCGCAGGCTGCGATTGCGTTGCTGAAGGATGAAAACGTCTCCCAGTACCGCATCAAGGTCGAGGCTGACTCGATGGCTGCGATGGACTGGGCTGCTGAGCGGGACGCGGCTGTGCAGTTCATGAACGGCCTGGGCGCGTTCATTTCTCAGGTCGCGCCGATGGCTCAGCAGGTGCCCGAGGCTGGGCCGTATCTGATGCGCATGATGCAGTGGGCGGTATCCAAGTTCCGCGTTAGCACGCAGATCGAGTCGATCTTGGATCAAGCTGTTGCAGGAATGCAACAGAAGCTGCAGACGCCTCCGCCGCCTCCGCAGCCTGATCCTGACACGGTGATTAAGGCGCAGATTGAGCAGGCCAAGATTCAGAGCGCCGAGAAGATTGCGATGATGGAAGCGCAGTCGGATCAGCAGATTGCGAGCCTGAAGGCCAGCGTGGAGTTGCAGAAGATCGAGATGAAGGCTGCGATTGACGGCGTGACGCAGCAGTACCAGCAGATCATGCAGGCCATGAATACGACTGGGCAGATGGCGCCACAGTTGGAGCAGTTGGCGGGTGCTGTGGCTCAGTTGGCGCAGGGGTCTGCTCAGAGTAACGAAATGTCGACATCGTGGAAGTTCGGGAAGTCGAGGATGACGCACCGGACGGGATGGCGATGCTGCCGCAACCTCAAGGGGCGATGAATGCCGGATTTGTCGGGTGATGTGGGTGAGTTGAGCTTCAAGGTTCAGATCACACGCGCTGAGACAGGGAAAGTCGAAGAGTTCACGCTCGTCGGCAAGATTACTGAAGCACAACTGAAGGAGTTGACCGATGGCGGTGACGCACTCGACGGCAGCACGGAACGCTGCAACTGACGCTGTAACGGCGTTGATTGGCACCAGCGGGCGTCTGGTGTTTCGCCTGTCGGGCACGGTCGGCTCGCCTGGCACGGCGGTGGCTACGCTGGTGCTGAGCGCCACTGCGTTTGCTGCCGCGTCTACCGGCACTGCCACGGCCAACGCGATTACCAGCGACACCAACGCTGCGGGTAACGCTTCGCCTGTGGCGACTGCAACCCTGCAGACGTCTGGCGGCACGGTGGTGATTCACTGCCAAGTTGCTGCATCCGGTCAAGACATCAACATGACCAACGGTCTGACGGTGGCAGCGGGCGACACCGTGAGCTGCAGCTCGCTGACCTACACTGCACTGAGCGCGTAGTCATGGCGCTGCCAAACGACGCAATCAACGTCACCCCTGGCTCGGGTGCCGTTGTCGCCACGCAGTTGGTGTCGGCCAAGGAGTACCAGGTCGTCATGCTGGCCTATCCTGACGGCCACATCAACGGCAGCCTGCCCCAGTACCGCATGATCTGCCCAGCGCAGGCCGTGGGTGCCAACAAGGTCTTCTTGGACTTGTTCAACGCCACAGGCAGCGGCGGGACGCTTCGCATCTTGTCGGCCTATTGTTTTGTGGACAACGACACGGCAGTCACCGGCACCTTGGGTGTTGAGATCAGCCTGACTCGCACTACGGCAGTGGGCACAGGCGGCACAGCAGCAACGTTGGACGGCACCTCGTTGACGGCCATCACCATCAGCGAGATGGACACAAACAACCCGGCTTTGTCCGCCAACATCACGGCGCGGTCGTCCCCCACTGGCGGAGCCACTGCAGGTGCCTTGATCGGCCAGCGCTGGGTGTTTACCGAGGAGACCTCGGCGCCATCCGGTATTGCAGGCACCCTGGGCGCGGAGTTTGTCCGCAACGAGGGTGCAGACCTGATCGTGCGCGAGAACTCGGGCCTGCGGTTCGTGCAGGGCACCGTGGCCTCGGTTGGTAACCTGTCGTTCGAGATCACTTTCGAGGTGTTCTAAACCGTGCTGCTGCCGCTGCTTCTTGGTCAGGGCACGGCAGGGCCGGTAACGCACGACACCAGCGGCGCGTTAGCTGGGCAAAGTTCAACTGTTGCCGGTTCATCGGCACGTTTCCGTGCCTTCGCTACCAGCGGCACGCTGACCGGCCAAGGTTCTACGCTCAGCGGGGCCGCTGCGCGTGCAGCAGGTGCTGTCACACACGCCACCAGCGGAACACTAACGGGCCAGCTTGGCAGCGTTGTTGGCGCCGCGTCCAACTTTACGCCGCACGCCACCAGCGGCGTATTGGCTGGGCCTGGCACATTACTCGCAGGTGATGCGACCAACTTCCGTGCGTTTGCAACATCTGGCGCACTGACAGGCCAAAGCTCTGCAGTTACTGGCGCGGCGCTTTATTCGCGCAAGCACACCACAGATGGTGTGTTGTCTGGAAGCAACGCCATCATTGTCGGCAGCGCGGATGTGCAGCCGTTCGCCGCGCCTGTACACGATACGACTGGCGCGTTGGAGGGCAGTGGCGCGGTAATCGTTGGCGAAGCCGATCCGGTAGTGCCGCAGTTTGTGCTGCAGGTTGGCGAAGGCAT